TATGGCACTTCGTGATTTTTATATATTTCCTTATGATATGAAACATTGTGTATACCCATTTAACAGCACCAATGAAACTAGAAGAACGTTAGCTGCAAACTGTGATGTTGAATATAACCCAATTGAAAGTAAAAAAGGATGATGCATAAAGAACTATGGTTTCCAACTCAAGTTTATATTAAAGATTTTGATATAGATAATAAGAAGCTAGAACAAGATATTATAAATTGGTCTAAACAAGATAATGGACTACAAAAAACAAATGTGAATGGTTGGCATTCAACATCCGACATGCATAAAAAAGAAGAATACAAACCTCTTATCCATGAACTATTCGTAATGCAATTTGATATATTTAAAGAAGAATGTTTAGATTCAGAACCTTTTCTTGGCAACATGTGGGCAAATATTAATCCACCGGGTGCTTTTAATAGACCCCATATTCATCCTAATTCATTATGGTCAGGTGTTTATTATGTTAAAACTCAAGAAAACTGTGGACATTTAAAAATAGAAGATCCTAAAACAATTTCCCTTATGACAGTTCCAAGAAGAACAAAGCAACCATTACCAAAGCATCTATGGAAAGAAGTACATTTTGAACCAATTCAAGGAAGATGTATTATGTTTCCATCATGGCTTAATCACACTGTTGATGTAAATCAATCTAACGATATTAGGATATCAGTATCTTTTAATTTTTTACAAGCTGGAATGTTTGCGTGATTTCTATATTTATAGGTTACGATAGTAAAGTTAAAATAGCTTATCATGTACTAGCAGAGAGTATTTTAAGAAATAGTTCAACTCCAGTTACAATATCTCCCATTCATTTAAGTAATTTAAAAAATATTTATACAAGGAAGCAAGATCCACTTGCTTCTACTGAATTTTCATTTAGTAGATTTCTAGTTCCTCACCTAATGAATTATAATGGCTGGGCCATATTTATGGATTCTGATATGGTGATGTTGTCAGATATCACAGAACTTTGGAATTTAAGAAATGAAGACTATGCAATTCAAGTTTGTAAACATGATTACATTCCTAAATCTAAACATAAATTTTTAGGTAATAATCAAACTATATTTGCAAAAAAGAACTGGTCTAGTTTAATGTTAATGAATTGTAGTAAATGTAAAACACTTACACCAGAATATGTTAATACTAAATCTGGATTAGAACTTCATCAATTTAAGTGGTTAAATGAAAATTTAATAGGTAATATTCCTCTTGAATGGAATTGGTTAGTGAATGAATATCCTTATAAGAAAGAGGTACATAATATTCATTTTACAGAAGGTGGACCTTATTTTAAAGACTATAAAAATACAGAATATGCAGATAAATGGTTTGAGGTCTATAATATGACTAAAATTAATTTATGAAAATAGCTTATCCTCAATATCAATTATTTAAAAATAGACTTGTATTAAAAGAACTTAAAAATTTAAGTTTAGTTCATAAACCAATAGAAAAATCTATTAAAAGAGTAAGAGGTCAAATGGAAAAACTTGGTTTATTATGCCCAATTGTTTTAAGTCCATTTGATGATAATTTAGTTCAAACTGGAACAAATAGGTTTTTAGAATTACAACGTCAACAGTATGATGCTACATTATGTTATAAACCAATAGATGCACATGAAGCTAAATTCATGCAAGTTGTGAATGTAATGACTTTAATACATCATCCTTTTAAAGAACTTAGTTTTATATACAATGAAGATATGTTAAAGATATATGGACAAGATATTAAACGATTTTTAAACTTATTAAAAGACAATAATTTACATGATAAAAGACAGTTACTAGGACTACCACCATTTACTAAAAAATAGTATAAATTCATAAATTTTTGTATATAATGGCACAATATGCCATTAACAAAACTTACATTTCAGCCTGGCTTAGATACATTAGACACAGAAACGGGAGCAGAAGGACGTTGGGTCGATTGTGATAAGATAAGATTTAGGCAAGGTCTTCCTCAAAAAATAGGTGGTTGGACTAAATATAGCGATAGTTATTATGTAGGAGTAGGAAGAGCTTTACTTAATTGGTATGATTTAGCAGGGGCTCGTTATACTTCTTTAGGAACTGATCGTAAAATATACGTCAATCAAGAAGGAACGAATGCTGATATTACTCCAATTCGTCAAACGAATAGTGCTATAAGTTGTTTTAGTACAGTTATTTCTAATGCGAATGTAACTGTAATTCAAACTAATCATAATGCTCTTGATGGTGATTTTATTACTATTTCTAACGTATCAGTAGCTAATGTTGGAGGTATTTCAAACGTTTCTCTTACTGGTGAATTTGAAATTCAAAGCATAACTAACGTTGATGCTTATGTCATATTAACGAATACAGCTGCAACTTCTACAGTTAATGCAAATGGAAATGCTACAATTCAATATCAATTAAATATAGGTCCTTCTATTCAAACTTTTGGATATGGATGGAACGCCGGTCCCTGGAATGGTGTTCAAGGTTGGAATCAACCAGCGATTACTTCTACAGTTGAAATAGATTTAAGAAACTGGTCTGTTAATAACTGGGGAGAAGATTTAATTATAACTCAATTAAATGGATCAACTTATCTATGGGATACTTCTGCTGGTTTTACGAATAATAGAGCTACAATAATAGCAAATGCTCCTACAACTTCTACATTATCAGTGGTTGCAACTGATGCTAGAATATTAGCTTGTTTTGGAACTGAAACAACAATTGGAAATACAGCAACTCAAGATAAACTCTTTATTCGTTGGTCTGATCAAGAAAATTATAACGAATGGACACCTAATGTAATTAATACAGCGGGTTCTCAACGTATAGCTGGTGGTAGCGAAATAAGATCAGCTAAACCTGCTAAAGGAACTATTTTAGTATGGACTGATACAGCAATGCACTCTATGGCGTATATAGGTCCTCCTTTTATTTATGGATTTAGACAACTCGGTAACGATTGCGGAGCTGTAAGTTTAAATGCGACTATTATAGTAAATGATATAGCATATTGGATGTCTAATGGTACTTTCTTTAGATATGCTGGAACAGTTCAAGAAGTTCCATGTTCTGTTATAAATCATGTATTTGATAATATTAATCAAGTTCAATACTCTCAAGTTTATTGTGGATCTAATGCTTTCTATGCTGAAGTAACTTGGTATTATTGTTCTGCAAACTCGAATCAAATAGATAGATATGTAGTTTTTAATTATGAAGAAAATTCTTGGTACTTTGGAACTATAGAGAGAAGTATATATCAAGATAATGCTGTAACTGAATTTCCAATTGGTGGAACTTATTTTCCTAATAGTACTGCTAACACAATTAGTACAATTAATGGTCTAACTTCAGGTCGTACTTTACTTTATAATATAGAAGATGGTGTTAATGCTGATGGAAGTGCTATTATATCTTACATAGAATCAGGTGATGGTGATATAGCAGATGGAGAAGAATTTAGTTTTATAGATAAAATAATACCTGATTTTAAAAGTCAAGTTGGTAATGCTACGATTACTTTAAGAACAAGAGATTATCCAAACGATACAAAATATGAAAGTACGAATGTTGTAGCTAATTCTACGACTAGGTATAGTAGTGTTAGAGCTAGAGGTAGACAAGTTGCTATTCGATTACAAACTAATGATTTAGGAGATAACTGGAGATTTGGTACTCTTAGAGTAAATGTGAATGCTGATGGAAAAAGATAAATATAAAATAAGACTAGCTCGTATCGCCGATGCTGTAAATATAAGAGAATTACTTAAAACATGGTTAAAAGAAGCACCTTTTAACTTTGGAAATGCTAATAATAAAAAAAGCCTTGAAAATATTATATTTTACATTAGAAATAGTTTTGTTATAGTAGTAGAATACGATAATATTATTGTAGGAACATTAGGCGCTACAATAGACGAAACGTGGTATAGTGATAAAAAATTTTTAAGAACTATATGGCTTCATGTGAATCCACGTTATCGAAACTATAGTGTCTTTCGTTCAATGATGATCGTATTGAAAGAATATGCAAAAGCAAATCGTTTAACTGCGATTTGTGAAATATTCCAAGGAAAAGAAGTAGTGCGTAAGCATCTTGCTTTTTTAAAACTTGGATTTGATGTAATTGGAGGAACTTATATAATCAATGGGTAGTATTTTTAAACCATCAACAACTGTAGTACAGGCACCACAACAATCTACAACTACATATGATATTCCTGCTTATTTTAAAGAGATTCAAGAAAGAACTTTAAGACGTGCTGAAACTGAAAGTCAACAACCATTTCAAGCTTATACAGGTCAACGTATAGCTCCGCTTACTGCAACTGAACAACAGGCGGGTGATATTTATAGTCAACAAATTTTACCACAAGCGGGTCAATTAGCTGCTATTGGTGCACAAACATTTACACCAGCGATGGCACAACAATACATGAATCCATATGAGAATCAAGTTGTGTCAAATGCAGTGAGTGATGTTGAGAGAGCATATCAAGGTCAACAACGAGCTTTATCAAGTCAAGCTATAGGAGCAGGTGCATTTGGAGGCGGTCGTGAAGGAGTTCAACGTGGTATATTAGGTGGAGAATATTTAAGACAAGTAGGAGATGTATCAGGAAGATTACGTCAAGCAGGATTCGAGTCAGGTGCTCAAAGATTTGCGGCTGATAGA